GTGGATGGAACTGCAGGCACTACCTTGTGCCGGTGCCAGATAACAAGGTGCCCGATACGGTAAAGGCAAGAGCAAGGGCTGAGGGGTATATTGATTAATTGCTTTTGAATTTACAATACATTATCTGTGTGGCATGAGATACCTGATCCTATCAAATGGCAAGATCATCAAGGCCTCCGATGTGGTGGCCCAATCACTATTTAAGAAAGGGGCCAGGGAGTTAAAACTGCAACCAATTAACACACCTATAATTTATGGCAATCAAACCGGAGGAAGCACTGGAACTGGTGAACTTCCTAAACCTAAACGAAGTCGAAAATCTGGAAGAGGCAAAGGAGAAATTCCAGGAGAATTGGGTAAACAGTAAGGAGCTAAATGACAAGATCGGCAAAATCAATGGCACCATTGCCCATGTGGCCAAGAGAGCATTTGAGCCTTTTGGAGTGAGCCTAACTGAGGAGGACTTCAAAGATAAAAAGGCACAGGATGTACTACGGATGGCATCTGAAAAGGCAAGAGACAACTATGAGAAGATGCAAGAGGAGTGGCAGCAGCGTGCTGACAAGTCAGGCTCCGAGGAACTTGTAAAGGAGTGGGAGAAGAAATATAAGTCCCTTGAAAAAAAGGTGAATGAAGTCGATGGTGCGAGGCAAGAAGCAATCACCCAATTTGAGCAATTCAAGATCAAGATTGCAGAGGAGCAGAAGCAATCCAAGATTAACCACACATTTGAGAAAGAACTATCCTCAATCAAGCTTGATCCATCAGTTAATGAGTTTACCATTAAAGGCTTCAAGGCCACCATTGGGGAGAAATATGCCATTGATCTGGAAGAGGACGGTAATGTGTATGTGAAGGACCGTAAAAGTGGAGAGCGTTTAAAGTCGAAAGAAAAAGCAGGCTCATTCTTGAATCTCTCAGATGTGCTATTGCAAGAGGCCACAGCAGCAGGGATTGTTATGAAGAACCCAACAGCAGGCCAAAGAGTGGCCAGACCTGGCAGCCCTGTGATCCCACAGCTTGAGCCGCAAACAGATAAAAAGATCAGAGGTATTAATCCAAGATTCTTTAGCAAATGACAATCAGGCAAGCATTTAAAATCCTCAAGCAGCACTCCGAATGGAGGGCCGGAAAGATTGGGGAGCAGGTGCCTGCCAATGATTTAACCAGGGCACTTGAGATTGTATTGGTATATTTGGATAATAAAATAAATAACAGCCATGCCAATTTATGAAGGGTACAATGTAACGGCCTCTGATCGGGAGGGCAAGAAGTACAAGGCCGTTGATGATGATGGCAATGAGATACACTTTGGTGCCTCTGGCTACCGTATAAATCCAGGCACCGATGCAGGCAATTCTTATTGTGCCAGAAGTGCAGGCATCCCTTCACCAAGGGGCTCTGCCAATTGGTGGGCTCGCCAATTGTGGAGCTGTGAGGGCAGGCGGTCTGTAAGTGACAAACCTTTTTTTGGAAAGATTGACCTACCTTAATATCTTTGTGCAGTGTTTAGTCATTGCTTTTTGTGTTAAAAAGGCCTGCTTAATTGCAGGCTTTTTTTATTACCTTTGACCTGTTTCGATTTATAGTTTAGGATTAGGGCTTGCAGTGATGCAGGCCCTTGCTTTTTCAATTAATTTATTTATTACCTTTGTGCTTCTGTGATGACGTAGTGAGCACACACTGATATGTGCAATGTAGGCAGAACCGTTGAGCCTAATAATTAACGGCAATCAATTTACATTTTAACTATGTCAATTTCACGTATTCTTTCAGAATGCCCTAATGTTCAGATGTCATTATCTGAGCTCTTCATTGAAGTGGGCCAAAGAGAGCAACTCCCATTCTTGGAGTTTCTTTTATCACCAGAAAATTCAAAATTAATCCGCACTGAGGTTAGTCCTGGAGGCGGTAAATTAAAAACCGTTCAAGCTCGTTGGATCCAGCGTTTGCCTGAGACAGAAGTAGAAGAGGGTGGAGACATCCTTACTTGTACTTCAACCAACACCTATGGTGACAGCACTACCACATACACTGTGGACACAACTGACACCTACACTGCATCACAATTGATTAATGCTGCTGATATCGCACGTCACTGCCAAGAAAATAGCCGTTACGTTCTTGAATCAGTTATGCGCTTAATGGATGTGATTGATCGTAAAGTGGCCTCTGCTGCTGCTACTCAAGCCGTTGCTGAGACAGGTGCATGGGGTACTGATGTGGAAGATTTCTACACTGTATCAAGTGACTGTTTGCAAATTGCCACCATGAATGGTGAAACTGAGCCAAACCCTTTTGCAATTGCTGACATTCAGCAGGCTACTCGCATGGCTAACTATCCAGGTGCACCTGTTGCATTTGGTGGAGCTGCTATGCAGCGTTATGCCAATGCAATGGCTGCAGGCTGCTGCTCACAGTACGGCCTTGACCTTCTTGCAATCACTCAGCAAAATGGCTTTGGCTTTGCTTATGATGCACGTTTAGCCGCTGCACAAGGTTCACAAACCAAGGCTTTGGTGACCACAGCAGGAGCAATCCAGTGGCTATCATTTAACCTTGCAGATTGGAATACAGGCATCACTCCTGTGGCCGGATCAAACTACTCTAAGACATTGGTGTTTACACCTGCAGGAGTACCTGTTGATTTGACCATGAAGGATGACTGTGGTAACTTGTCAATTGTTCTTACCACTACTGGCAAGATCGTGACTTTACCAACTGATATTTATGAGGCTGCTGATAAGTTCGCAGGTGTGAACTATGTGAACTGTGTGTCAATCGTAAATCCTTAATTGGGTGGGTTTGATTACCAATTAAAAGGGGAGCCATGTGCTCCCTTTTTTATTTATCTTTGTAAAAAACAGCAACATGTGCATTGAATCTTTACTTGGATTAAGAGGCTGTGGCACAGCCGAACCATCCACAGGATTATACATTGATGACCTTGGAATTAACACTACATTCTTGGGCCAGTTAATCACTGATCAATACGATCAGGGCCTTGAATTATTTGAGGCCAAGAGAGAGTTTGCTTGGCGTAAGCTGTCATCTGATGTGCTGACCAGACTCAGCCCAATGATGAAGTCAGATACAGTGATTGAGGGCAAGAGAGTGGGGATGGTGCTCACCAATTATTCCAATGTACAGACTGCACTTGGTGCCGGTAATTATGGAGGCATCAGATTAAAGATAGATCCGAACAATTTAGCCTACCTTAATTTTTACTTAGCCGATATTAATCTGGCCATTGCGTCCACGAATACCAATGTGCCAGTGGTGATATTCGACATGACCACAGGCAAACTGATTGACACCATCACTTATTTAACTGGTGGGCTTGATCAGTACCTTGGTAAAACATTTGCCTCAGCCAGGCGTAAGCTTGACATTGCCATTGTTTATGAGATGACCATGAATGCACCCAAGTTTATCACAAAAAAAGGATCTTGCTTGAGCTGTGGTGGTGGCATAAGAGAATCACACATCTGCCCATTTGTGGATGCTGTTGGTATTGAACTCACCACCGATGGCACCAATGTGCTCACATCTGCCAACTCTAAATACACAGCAGGGATGAGTGTAAACTACAATGTTAATTGTGACCGGCAAGGATGGCTGTGCTCAATCGGTGGGCTGATGGCCTTGCCATTGGCCTATGCCACTGCTGTGGAGATTTACAACTATGCACTAACAGTTAGCCCGAATCAAAGAGTAAATACTGCTGTGGTGGTGAATAGGGGCAGCAAACCTTTTGCCACAGCCGATGCCTTTGAAGGGATAGTGGCAGCCAGAGATATTGCAGCCACCAGATATGGTGAGGAGCTTGGGGCCATGTTGCAAAACATGAGGCTTCCAGATGATGCTCACTGCTGGGATTGCAGAAAGAATATTAAATATGTAACAGCTTTACCATAATGGCTGCAAGTCCGGATGATGTAAAGAAAAATCTTGACATCCTATTGGAGGGATGGGCATCTAAATTCACTCCCTTATATGGGCCAGTGAGGGAGCTCAAGCGGATAATGTTTAAAAGGATATTTGGAACAGGCTCCAAGGGCGGTACCAATACAGCAGGGAGCAAGCTGCCAACTGAGCCGTATAGCACCAAACCAATTTATGTGAGTCCAAGATCATTGGCCAATGCTCCATCTAAATATAAGATTGGCAAGAGAGGCGAGCCGATTGAGTCGCTTTACTTCCCTGGTGGATATGCAGAGATCAAATCAGGCACATCCAGAAAGCTGCCATTGGAATTAACAGGCAGGCTCAAAGGTGGCTTCTTAAATGAGGAGGTGATCACTGAGGGACTGACTGCTGCCATTGCCCTGCCCGAATCCGAGCAGAAAAAAAAGGAGGGCCTTGAAAGAAAGTACGGCCCAATCTTTCTGCCCACTAAAGAGGAACAGGATGAGATGCTGCAGGACCATGCAGAGCAGATTGTTGAACAGATTATAAACGCAATGAAAAAAGGATGAATCTATTATCTACCATACTTGACAGGCTCAATCAGAGAATTGAAGCAGGCAACATCTTTGATCAGATTTATGGACTTAGTGAGCTTGTGGGCGAGGGTAATGACAGAGCATGGGCGCACTACATTGGCAATGGTCAGGCCATCCCTGTGACAAACTTTGATGCTAAACAAGGCACACTATTTTGGGCCAAGCGTGGCAAGATCACAGTGGCCAAGAATGAATCATTGCGGCTTGCCGGTTGCAAGTCAATCTATGAGACCAGATTTAGCATGACAGCCTATGCCATGGTGAGAAAGAGCCATCTCCCATGCGACTCTGCTGACGCTCAAGATTGGATTGCTTCAAGGGTGCTGAGGTTGATATCTGGCACCGATCCACAATTTAAGACTGCCATTGGTGTGGTGGCCTATGAGGTGGTGCCAAGTGGGTACGTGAATGAGATCAGGTATTTACCTGTCAATTATGAATGGGCTGCTGTGGCCATTGATGTTGATGTAAATGTGAGCACCACATCAGAAGATGGCTGCTATGATACCTGTGCCACTGGTGACATTCCATTGCCGGATTTTGAGCCTTGCACACCATGCCTCACTGAGGTCGCTGTGGATGGGGTGACCATCACAGGTAACGGTACAGAGGCAGATCCATTGACAGCCATTGGAGGTGGAGGCGGCACACCACTGACAGTGAAAGAAGAGGGCACCAATGTGAGCACCAATACCACCACATTGAACTTTACAGGGGCCGGGGTGACAGCCTCACTTACTTCGCCCGGTGTGGTGGAAGTTAATGTCCCCGGTGGTGGTGGAGGTGGTGGTGTGACATCAGTGACCGGTACAGCACCAATTTCATCAAGCGGTGGGGCTACTCCTGATATCTCAATCAGTCAGGCCGATGGTACCACAGATGGATATCTTAGCTCGGCTGATTGGAACACCTTTGACGGGAAGTTTGATGTGCCAACAGGAACAAGCTCGGACTATCTTGACGGCACCGGAACACCTACACCATTCCCAACGCTCACAAATGGTACGGTCACTTCGGTTGCGGCAACTGTGCCGAACCCGACAAACCCAGCCTTTAGCGTTGCGGTACCTAACCCAACCACTACGCCAAGCATTGACATAACGGCAAACGGACTTGTAAGCCAGTATGTTCGAGGTGATGGTTCTTTAGCTAACTTCCCATTGGGTGGTGGCGGTGGCGCATCGGTTAACTATTATCTGAACGGCTCAATAAGTCAGGGAACGATAGGTGGAAATGCCTACTTGCAAATGAGCCGCGTGCCAGTTCTCGGAGGTGGCACGAACTTCACACGAACAAACGCACAGGGCAATGGCTATATCGCGCAATTCATAACCGATGCAGGTGACCCAAATCTTTTGGCAATTCCTTCAGGTAATTGGAACTTTGAAACCTACTTTAACGCATCGAGTGGCGGTGGCAATCCGAGTTTTTACATGGAGCTTTACAAATACGATGGTGCGACCTTTACGCTCATATCTTCAGGGGCAACAAATCCAGAAGCGATTACAGGCGGCACGGTGGTCGATTTGTATGTAAGTGCCCTTGCAGTACCTTCGACTGTATTGGCTGCAACTGATAGGCTCGCAATACGCATTTTCGTAACTACATCGGGGCGAAACATTACGCTGCATACCGAGGACAATAACCTCTGCCAAATAATCACAACTTTCACCACAGGACTTAACGCATTGAATGGCTTGACCGCGCAAGTGCAAAACTTCGCAACGGGCACGAGTGGAACGGATTTCGGGATTACATCGGCAACTGATACCCACACATTCAACCTACCAACTGCAAGCGCAAGCAACAGAGGTGCATTGAGTAGCTCTGACTGGAGCACGTTTAATGGCAAGTTCAATACACCAACAGGCACCACAGCAGAGTACATCAGAGGAGATGGCTCGCTTAATACCTTCCCTACCATACCGGCTCAATTCAATCCATCAGCAGGGACAGGAATCAGTATAAGTGGCAGCTATCCAAACCAAACATTTACCAATACAGCACCCGATCAAACAGTGTCATTAACAGCAGGAACTGGTATTGCAGTGAGTGGTACTTATCCAAGCTTCACCATTAGCAATACAAGCTCAGGCCCTGTTATTTACAAGAGCACCACTGATGGAACGGCAATAACAGGTGTGGCAGGTGAGCAGATTACAGCAAGCCAATTGATCCCGGCCAATACCTTTGCAGTGGGAGATATTATAAGGGTCACTTGGAGGGTCACTAAAACAGGCACAGCCTCATCTTTAACTTGTAAGCTGTATGCCAACTCATCTGCTTCTTTATCGGGTGCAACTCAGTTAGGTATTATCACACCAGGCTTTACCAACTCGAATAGTAATGGATTTCAAAGACACTTGGCAATTAAGGCTTCCAATAATACTCAAGTCACTGCTCCTGCAGGTAACACCTTCACAGACTTTAATACATTGACATCATTCACTGCTGCCAATATTGACTGGACTGCAAATCAATATTTAATATTCATGGTTCAGCTTAGTTCAGCCTCAGCAGATGTGGCACGTACTTCATTTTATTTAATCGAGAAAATATGATAAACATTAACGTAACCTCTGAAGTCGCTATATTTTACAGCACCGTTTCCAATGGTGAAATCACAGCGGAGCTTTATGATCCAAAGTGGACAAAGAATGATGACAATTCTTTTGCCCTAAATACGGATCAAGGTATTTACTGTATCACCATTGCAGACTATTCATTTAATGGCACAACTTATTCAAGTGTGGATGATGCCATTACCTATCTCAATTCTTTGTAAATTTGTAAAAATCAAATATCATGGCAGGCGTAAAAGTAACTGACTTAACAGCATTAGCATCAGCAGCATCAGATGATGTGATGTACATCGTGGACAGCTCATCGAACCAATCCAAAAAGATTGAGGTGCAAAATATATTTACAGGCCTGCCACAGTTCGAAAGTGGCAGCTTCACACCTACTGTCTCAGATGAGACAGATATTATTGTGACACCATTGGCTGCATATTACCAAAGAGTGAATGATGTGGTGAATTGCTCTTATTATTTAGAGGCACAGCTCGACACTGGTGAAACAACAGGATCATTCAATTTATCACTACCTGTTGCATCTGACTTTGCCAATGCAAAAGATTTATTTGGGATTGTATCACACAATGCTGATCCTACTGAGTTAGTGTCTTGGGATCTTAGTGCCGATACGGTAAACAATAAGTGCTCGGTTAATTTAGAGAGCACATCAACTGCATACGGATACCAATACATTTATATCGTAGCACAATACTTGGTAATATAATGAGATCCACATCCAAGTCAGGACTTGATATCATAAAGAAGCATGAAGGGCTAAGGCTTAATGCCTACCTCTGCCCTGCTTCTGTGGTAACAATTGGCTACGGGAACACCCGATATCCTGATGGGAGCAAGGTAAAGATGGGAGACAAATTGGACAATGAGCAAGAGGCCACATCACTTTTATTGGCTGCCATGAAATCCTTTGAGGATGCGGTAAACAGGCATCTGCCCAATATTAATCAGTGTCAGTTTGATGCCTTAGTATCATTCTGCTACAATGTAGGCACAGGGGCCTTTATTAAATCGACACTTTTAAAAAAGGCCAAGGCCAATCCTGCTGATCCATCCATTGTGGATGAGTTTAATAAGTGGGTGAGAGGTGGTGGCAAGGTCCTGCCTGGACTTGTGACCAGGAGAAGAGAAGAGGCCAAGCTCTACTTCTCACTTTGTAAATAATTGCCATTATTTATATTAACATGGTCATTCAATTTGCGTAAATTGGAACATGACCAGGCGAACTAATAAAGGCAGGAGAATTTATAATATTATCTTGAAGCATTGGAAGGCTACTGTTGGCAGCTTAGTGATACTGGCATCTGTATTCTTGCTAATACTAAAGAAGATTGAAGTGGAAACTTTGGCTGCTATTGTGGGGGCTTTATTGGCAGCAGGCTATTTACCTAAAGCAAAAGACAATGACACCATCTGACACCATACATTGCACCAATCCCGGACACTGCAAGAACCATCCACTGCCACCAATTGCTGATATGCCAATTATTGCCGATAGTGTGAATGTGGTAAAAGAAAAAATGGAGATTGTGGATATTGTGAATCCTGTTGTTAATAAGGTAGTAAATACACCTATTGACACAATTAGGCCTGCTGATGTATCTTTAATAAGTAAATCAACGTACAGCCCGGTAATTATTCACCAAGTAAGAAATCAGCCAGAAATTAAGCAGCCTATGAACTTTGATTTACTTATAAACTCTCTTTTGTTCAGCTTTATGCTGGTTTTGAGTGCCAAATATGTGCTCACTTGTGGGCCATGTTGGGCCTCATTATTTAGAGAGCTTAAGCAAGAATTATCCTAAAAGTTCAAAGGGCTTAATTATCTTTGTGATATGGCAAGCCTGCACATCCTGGACTCATCAATTGACCTGTTTTATGTGATCACTGATGCTGATGGCAGAATAGTGGCATCTAATGACTTATTCAAAGAGTACAGCAGCCACATTAAGCCTGCCAATTTTTTGGACATTGCAGCCGATGACAGCGACAAAGATGAGCTGATACGGTCCATCAAGAAGGCCACAAAGAACTCACCCGATCCGGTTCGGGTGTATGCCAAAACAAAGCAAAAGATTGGCTCAGAGAGGTACAATATGTGGAATGTTTATTCCATCATGGACAGCCTGCACTTTATCGGGATTCAGCTTGTGGATGTCACTTCAATATCTTCTCATGAGCACGAGCGTCAAAAGGTATTATTGGAGGAGTTCCGATTCATGTTAAGCCATGAGCTAAGGCAGCCATTGACTTCAATCGGTGGATTGGTTAGGATGCTGCTTGATCACCCAGAAGCCACCGAGCAAGAGAAGAGTGGCATCATGATTATGATTGCAAACTCAGTGGATAGGCTTGATGAGGTAGTAAAATTGTTGGTTAAGAAAGCAACCCGACAAATTTAATATCTTTGAGGCATGAATGAGCCAACACATCATTTGCCAACTAATGACCAGGAATGTGATGAGAGATTAATTAGGGTGCTGATTGGGTACGTGATTGAAAAGGGTATGCCACTAAATGTGGTGAGTCAAATTCTTATGGATAATTTAAGGGATAAATCATCTTATTTGATTAGATTTAATCAAATTATGAGCCATGTCCAAGACCTATCAATTTGACTCTTTAAAGCACCATGCCATCTATGGTGTGGTAATTCTGATTTTACTGCTGATAAACTTCAAATCTTGCCGAGATGAGCAGGCTGCCCTGTCCGATCTTAGCACCATGATTGAGTATAAAGATAAATTGGTGAGCCGAATTGCCAAGGACTCTGCCACACTGGTGAGCCAAGCTGTAAAGATTGTGCAATCTGATAGGCTTGAGGCTGCCCTGACTAAAGAGATCAAAGACATGGAGATGTACAAACCAACTGAGGTGGTAAAGTACCGAACTAAAACAGTGGTAAAGACTGAGATTCAACTGGCCGAACCGGTGTACATCGACTCCTTTCCTCACCTTAAACTACCAAGGCCCTTTTATAAGAAGGATAAACACTTCACAATGGGGGGCGAGATTACCCGTTTAGGGAGGCTCCAGATTGACTCTTTAATTATTCCGACATCTTACACCGTAGCCATTGGAGATACGATAAGAAAGGGGCTAATAAACAAATTATTTAAAGTGTCCGATCCGGTGGTAAGGATAAAGGTTGACAATCCCAATGTGCAGATCACATCGATGAGTAATTTTGTGGTAAGGAAGCCGCCAAAGTGGCACCAAACGACTGGCTTTAAGATTGGAGTGGGGGCCCTGATTGGGTTTGGATTGGCAGTGGCCGCACCTTAAAACAAAAATATTGTGCTGATTATTAATTGTTTACATTTTGTTAATAGATTTTACTTGACAAAATCAAAAGGAATACCATACATTTGTCAAACAAATTCAAACACACAAAATCATGACAAAAGCAGTAACATTATTCAAAAATTTGGAGGGCACTGAGTTTTTCCATTATGATCACCTCGCAGGTATATTGACCATAATCATCAATGATGGCCCTCGCAAAGGTATTCATGTGCGGTACGATTCTAAATCGGCACAGCTTGCAAGACAGTTCAACAGAGAGCAAGAACATGGGGTGCCTTACGACATCCGTATTTTTAACCCTTCAACAATAGAAGAGTTTCACCATGCCTACACCTTTGCAGTGGAGGCTGTACATCAAGGCGTACTTGAGGCCTTACAAGCGTAACTTTTTAATCCTTTATATTTATGAAAGCTCCAATCAGCACCGGTGGCACCGGTACAAAACAGCTCGCACCAGAAGGAACGCACGTAGCACGTTGCATCCAAATCATTGACAAGGGTACCACCTTTGACGAGAAGTGGCAGAACAAGAAAAGAAAAGTTCAATTCGTTTTTGAGCTGCCCAATGAATTAACCGTTTTCTCAGAAGAAAAAGGTGAGCAGCCATTCATTGCTAAGACCTTAATGAATTTGTCAATGTCTGACAAGTCAATTATGAGAAAATTTATTGAGGCATGGATTGGCAAAAAAATGAATGACAAGCAGGCCTCCGATCTTGACCTGTTCAAGCTAATCAGCAAGCCTGCCATGCTAAACCTATCACACAATACCTTGGCCGATGGCCGCACCTTTGTAAACATCATGAGCATATCACCATTGCCCAAAGGCATGGAGTGCCCCGAGCAGATTAATGAGGCACTATGTTATGACACCACAGAACACGATGAGGAGGTATTTAATAAGCTGCCATCATTCATTCAAGAGGACATTTGCAAGTCTGATGAGTGGGCTGCCCGATTAAATGCAGCCACTAAGGTGACACCGGCACAGCATTTTGGAACTGGCCTTGCCAATAATGTGGTACCTGCTGAGGTGCCAAAGGTGGGCAGTCCTTATGTGAGTAAATCCACATTGAACCAAGATGCCTCTGATCTGGATGATTTATTTGGCACATCAGATTCAACAGGTTTACCTTTCTAATTAACCAATAAAAAAGGGAGGCCCATGACAAAGCCTCCCTTTTAAATCACAAACAAAGCAACTCTCAAAGATATGAATGCAATTTCAAAAATCACTATACCGGTAGAAAAAATCTATCAAGCGATAAATGATCCACAAGTGCTCCATGCACAGGCCCTAATTCACAGCCATAAAGATGAGACAGTCTATAATCAGGAGACATACAACCAGATGGCCTATACCATCAAGCTTGTGAATGATGTGATCAAGTACATTGAATCTTCACGCAAACAGGTCACAGCTCCATTGGACATCTATAAAAAAGAGGTCATGAAAATTGAGCAGGAGACCATTGATCCCATGCTGCAATTTATCCAGACCACCAAGGCCAAGATGATTGAATACCACAATGTGCAGGAACGTATCAAACGTGAAGCAGAGGCCAAAATAAAAGCCGAGGCAGAGGCCGCACTTAAGCAGGCTCAATCAGTGTCAGACATCATGGCCTCATTCACAGATCAGCTCTTTGCCACATCAGTGGACATCCCTAAGACTGCCAATATCAGAACCACCATTAAGGCACAGATCAATGGTGAGGTGCAGTGGGGTGCTGTCTTGGCTGTGCTGTTTCAATCCGGTAAATTAGCACCAGAGGACCTTTTAAAAAACCTACCTGCTGCCATGAAGGTGTGCGGTGTGGATGCCATTGCAGGTATTGAATTAATCGAAGTTAAATCTCAATCAATAAGATGACATGGAAACAATTAATTTCATTCAGACTACGCCAACGGAATTGGCTAATCTAATTGCACAAGCCGTAAGGCAAGAATTAAAGACGTTAAATCGTCAGGTTGAACCTCCATCCGAACCCACGAAGGATTTAATGACAAGGAAGGAAGTTGCAAAATTATTTGATATATCACTGGTGACCATTCACGAATGGTGTAAGTCCGACATCCTGAAACCATACAAGGTTGGGAAGCGCATCTACTTTAAACGTGTTGAGGTCATGGAAGCCTTATCAAATCCTAATCAAATCATATTATAATACCATAACCATCAAACACTTTGTAAGAAATATGAAAACACGTACAGTATCAATCAAGGCTATTCTTGAATCGGCCAAGGCTGCCATTGAGGCGGCAGAAAATGAGAGGGAAAATATGACAGCAGTGATGCGGTTAATGACTGATCTAAAAGAATTTGATCCATTATTATTTGATGTTTACACTGAAAAAGGCCGGAAATTCGTAAATAATTTTTATAAATATCTGGAAATAGAAAGAAATCAGATAATGAGTGCTCATGACGCTGGTGCCTGTAATTATCAAGGAGGTATTGATAATTTTAATCATTTTAATGATGATAATCATTATTATAATGAAATGTATCATAAAAAAAAATTATTTGAATTATGATAGAAGGATATATCAAAATAAAAACAATCAGCCTTGAGCCTGATAAATTTGGCAAGCATATCAAGATTACCAGAGTAGGCATCTATGATAATAACGATAAGTGGCTTAAGTGGCTGCCATTAAATGAATCATTAGCCGATTTTTTAGAAGAGCAAAAAATGCAAGTCGCAATTAAACCGGAATTGTTATGATGGAGAATAAAGATACAGCAGTGGAATGGATGGAGCAGAAATTGAGCTTCTTATTTGGCAATGAATTGACACCATTAAAAGGCCTATTTGAAGTGGCCAAAAAGATGGAGAAGGAGCAGATTGTGCAGGCCTTTAATGAGGGTGCACTGGATGGCTTACAGTTAGGTGAACAATATTATAAATTTGTTTATGACCAGAGATGAGTATATCAACTACCCGGCAATATCGGCAAGCCGTATCAAGCGGCACTACACCGGTGACATTAGCCATGCAAGGGGTGCCCTGGATGCCGGGGCCTCCTTCCATTATCAACTTTTGGAGACACCATACAATGACATGACAAAGGATTCACAAAGGGTCTATGAGGCCATTCATGAGCATCCTTTACTATCCATGCTCTTTGATGAGTCTGACAAAGAATTGATTGTTGTATCGGAGATCACCTTTGCAGATAAGAAGGTACTGGCAAAGGGCATGATGGATATCTGTTGGAAGGATATGCAGATCATTGCCGATGTCAAGACCACCTCAGCCAAGAATGTGGAGGCCTTTGCAGCAGATATGATCAAGCACGTTAATCATGTGCAAGCAGTGTGGTACAGCATGATAATGGGCTTTGACCCTGCGAACTTTTACTATATCGGGGTGCCTCCAAAGGTGAAGCGGTCTGGCAAGCTGAAAGACCTTTACCTGTACCGGCACAATGCAGAAGAGATTGAACACGCCTATGGACTAATCACTAAATTTATAAATCAATTCGATGGAGACTTCTCAAAATGATTACATCAGGCAACACTATGCCAACACCAAAACATCCGACATTGCAGCACACCTTGGAATAAGTGTGGGTAAGGTTTACAGGATAGCCACTAAGCTTGGACTAAAGAAGTCAAAGGAGTACATGAAGCAGGTACATGGTACCTTTATCAAAGAGGCAGGTGCTCCCAATCGATTTAAGAAAGGCCAAGCACCCTGGAACAAGGGCAAGAAAATGGATGGCACCAAAATCCCTAACCACACTAAATTTCAAAAGGGGCAATTCCCCCACAATCACAAGCCGGTGGGATGGACCAGAGTGGACACAGATGGGTACACTTATATGAAGGTGGCAGAGCCTAAAACATGGAAGATGCTGCATGTACTAATCTATGAAGAGGAGCATGGCAAAATTCCAAAGGGCAAGATTGTGACATTCAAGGATGGCAATAAATCAAACTTTGACATTGACAATCTGGATCTGATTGACCGTAAGCAGCACATGCTAAATAACACCCTGCACCGATATCCAAAGATTGTGGTGGCAGCAATTAAGACAATAAGTAAACTCAAAAAAATAATCAAGAATCATGGCAAGGAACAAAATTGAACACTTAAGAGATCACCTTTTTGAAGTTATCGAAATGCTCAAAGATGGTGATATGGAGATCGAAAAAGCAAAGGCAATCACTGATGTGGCACAGACCATCATCAACTCAGCTAAGGTGGAGGTTGACTTCATTAAGACAGTACATGGCAATGGATCGGACTTTATACCAATGGATAAAAGAATTGAATCATGAAAAAAATCTTAGGGGCCAGAGAGTCCGACATTTATGAGGCCATCTCAAACTACATGATGATCAAGTACCCGGATGTGGTTTACCGTTTTGACTTTGCAGCCGGAATGAAGATGTCCATGTACCAGGCCAAGCAGCACAAGTACATGAATCCATGGTCCGGATATCCTGATTTGTTTATCTGCTATCCTAACGGCAAATTCTGTGGCCTGTTTATCGAGATCAAAAAGAAAGGTGTGGCAGTATTCAAAAAAAATGGAACCATCAAAAGTGATGAGCACTTACAGCGGCAGAATGATATGTTGATCAGCCTGCACCGGTGCGGATATCGGGCCACATTTGGCATTGGCCTCGATCAGTGCATTGAAATAATTGACACCTACATGAGCGGCCAATAGTTTATTTTTGACACATGATATCACAATACAGCAACATTTACGACAAGCAAGACACCGATATTGAACTCACCTCCTTTCTGGAAGGGGTCAGATCGGGCAAGTGGCAGGACATTGTTCTGGATGTCCGGGCATCAGCCACCAAAGAGATCAAAGATAAAAAGAAGAGATCAGCACCACTGGTGACAGTGAGTGGCTCTTTTTCGGATCGTAAGGATGAGGCACTCAGGGCACACTCTGGATTTATAGCCATCGACATTGATGACATCGAGAATCCAGAAGAGGCAAAGAAACTCATCAAAGAGGATCCGTACATCTATGCTGCATTCACCTCCATTAGTGGCCAAGGGCTGTGCCTGATCATGCGTATTGATGGCACCAGGCACCTTGATGCTTTCAACGGCATTGCCTCCTATCTGTACAATGAGTATCAGCTTATAGTGGACCAGTCCGGCAAGAATGTGTCCAGGGCCCGATTCATATCTTATGATCCTTGGATGTTTATCAATACCAAGGCAGCCTTATTCAAGAAGTACCTACCTAAAAAGAAGGAACTCAAGCAGCCTAAGGTGGCAGTGATTAAGACGGACTTCGATGCCATGATTGAGGCCATGGACCGCAAAGGATTGAATCTATGTGAAGATTATGCAGATTGGCTCCAGATAGCCTATGCCTTGGTATCCGAATTTGGTGAGAGTGGAAGAGATTACTTCCACACCTTATCAGCTCACTCCTCCAAGTATAACTCAATCGACTGCGATAAGCAGTATACTGCATGTTTAAATAACCATTCTGAGTCTAAATCAAAAAAGTCCTCTATTGGCTCACTTTATTATTTAGCCAAGGCAAACGGCATCCAAGTATATTCGGAGCAAACCAAGGAGCTCTTAAGGGCCGCCTCGTCTAAAAGGGCAGCAGGGATGGAGCCGAATGACATCATTAAGTCACTTGAGGCTGCAGGAGTGAGCACCGATCAATCTGAGATAGTAGTCAATGAGATAGTATCAAAGGATATCAAGTATAAAAGTGAGAATGTATCGGCTGATATTGCTGCATTTATAAAGACTTACAACCTCAGCAAAAACTTAATAACTCGCAATGTAGAACTTGATGGCAGGCCCATTGATGACAGCGATTTAAACTCCATTTTTTTGGACTGCAAGGCCATCTTTAAAGAGGCCACAAAAGACCTCATCACTTCCATAATTTTCTCCAATAGGATCGAGAGTTACAATCCCCTTCATGACTTCTTTGAGTCGGATATTTACACAGGTGAGGATGCTCCCAATGTGAGATATCTATTAAGCAGCATTCACACTGATACACCTAATGCAGATAAATGGGTGCTCAAGTGGCTTGTATCGGTGGTGGCATCAGCATACGGCCATCACTCACCCTTGGTGCTGATATTCTCAGGTGAGAAACAGGGCACTGGTAAAACACATTGGTTTAGATACCTGTTACCCAAGCAGCTCAGGTACTTATTCGCAGAGTCAAAGATGGATGCAGGCAAAGATGATGAGATACTCATGTGCAAGAAGCTGATTATTCTTGATGATGAGTACGGCGGTAAATCAAAGAAAGAGGAGAAGAGGCTCAAGGAATTGACATCTAAAGAGTTTATCAATGTGCGTGAGCCCTATGGCAGGGTGAGTGTGGACTTAAGAAGATTGGCTGTATTTTGTGGCACATCGAATGAAACTCAGATACTTAATGATCCAACCGGGAACAGGAGGCAGATACCCATCCACATAATTGATATTAACAAAGAGTTTTACAATAAGTGCAATAAGGCCGATCTGTGGCGTGAGCTGTATGCCATGTACATCAGTGGGTTTGATTACAGCATATTGCAGGATGAGATATCCGAGCTCAATGAATCAACTATTTCATTCAAGCACTCCACACCAGAGGAGGACCTGATCCACAAGAAGCTCTCAACTGGAAGCTCTGCCAATTATGGTGAGTGGATGTCGCTCACAGATATTCAGCAATACCTTATGATTGAGACTAAATTTAATCACTTAAACCTTCAACGTATTGGATCAATATTGACAGCCTTAGGATTTGAAAAACAGCGTAGAGTAAGAGGGGATTCAAAGGTAATGATGTATTATGTGGGCAAGAATCTCACTTAATTGGACAGCTTGGACAGCCTTGGACAGCTTTAAAAAAACAAAGCTGTCCATTCGAACGCCCATATTATTCAAGCCTTACAGGAGATTTGGACAGCTTCATTAAAAAAAATCTATTAATACCAATATAATACACACACACACACATGCACACACACACACACACACATTATATATTTGGAGTGTTTTTTTGGCCCAAGCTGTCCAATCCTCTGAAAACCTTGATGCTCTAAGTATGCAGCCGATTTTTAGCATTTTTGAAATGGACAGGCTGTCCACAAGCTGTCCAGAAATTTTAGTAATTGTTCATCTAAATGACACCACAAATATTCACCATGATTGCAGTAATGACAATACTTACAGCCCTTATTTGGGTGTACATAATAGATAAACATCACAATGATAAGGATGGAAGGTAACATGACAACCGAACAAAAAATAAGATTGGCCATGAATGATTTGGTACCTGATGAGGCCAAGATCACAGATGGCTGCACTACCTACCACAGCACCACCAGGACTCATGACAGCTACAAAGAGCAGCTCAATTATGCCAGGTCAGGCTCATCAACTGAATACTTCTACCTGCTCAGGTGCTTGGATTGGATCAGGTTATTAAAAAAAAACAACATCAAATTGCATAACACAATCAAATAATGATTAATTTTGCCAAAATGGAACAGGTTAAACCTACAAGAGGAGGTGCTCGAATCGGGGCAGGGCGAAAGGCCAAGTATGGTGAGCCCACCATCAATATCACTTTGAGGGTGCCCGTATCACACAAGGATTTAATTTATAAGATGGTCAGTGACTATCTTGCCTCATTAGTATTCGAAACAAAAAAAACACACATACAAGAACACTATGGCTGCTAACACACCCCAAAGAGTCAGTGATTTTATCTATTCGCAGATAATATCCGGCCGAAAATTTAACATCGATCTCATGCTTGAGATTCAGAAGATGGAGCAACAAATGATCACCACTGCTTTTTCAGATGGCATGGTGTATGAATCATTGAACAAGATGCCATCAAAGGACTTTACTGATCCATCAATTGAATACTATTTAAGCACGTACGAATCATGATGACTAAACGACTAAGAGCAGGCGTATTGGTACTGGCCGAGATACATGGTCAAGATTATTACTTTGGCTACCTAACCCATCCGGGGCTTGAGTACGAAGTGGCCATTGCATTTGATGCACATCAGCTTGACACCTTTACCACTACGAACAAAGTATTAATTGATCCTGATGAGGACTTATACAGGTTTGGCTTATTGCTTCAACAAGAGGATTCGCAGGATAATGATGTATTCACTGTAAAGGTGCACATTGATCATAAGTTTAAAAACCTTGCCATCTATGCGAGTCAGTATGAAGAACTGATCAAGAAAGGCTTTGAGGTGAACTCAGTGCAGGAGGCTGCCATAATTGAAAAAATATCTTTAAATTTGTGATATGCCACTATTCCAAGGAGACAGCCAACAGATCATTCAAATGAATATTCGAAAGCTCATCAATGAGGGATATTCGCAGGAACAAGCCATTGCTATTGCTTATGCAGAGGCCGACAAGTACCGTAAATCAAGGGCAAAATAAACAGCGACAAAACAGCGATGCCAAAGCCAGAGAATATTATACCACATAAATTCAAGAAAGGCCAAAGCGGTAATCCTAACGGCAGGCCGCCAAAGCTGCCAGAGCTTAGTGTTCTGCTTGCCAATGTGCTTGGCAAGGAGGGCAAGGAGGGCCTGACTGCTGCTGAGGAGATACTGAACGCACTCCATGCCAAGGCCAAGAAAGGTGATACCAGGGCAGCGGAGCTTCTGCTTGACCGGGCCTATGGCAAGCCTAAGCAAACTGTGGATCAGAACCTCAAGACCACCGAGCCGCTTGTGATCATTAAAACCAAGGAGCCAGATGCTTAAGCTGTTTGCCATCAGTGTACTGTTTGCTGCTGTACTGCTGTGCATTGCCATCTTGGTGTATTTGATTTTTAAGTACCTGATTGACTGCATGCCTGATTATGATGATGAGGAGGACTGATGCAGTACGAATTAACGGCAAGGCAGTCCACTGCATTTGATGCAGCCACATCAGGACAATTCAGAGTGATAGTATTTGGAGGGGCAATCCGAGGTGGCAAAACATATTGGCTACTGCTAACATTAACATCATTGTGCTTGGAATATCCCAGATCAAGATGGGTGATCATTCGAAAGAGCTTGCCCGATCTTAAGCGCACTACCTTCCCATCCTTTGCTTCAATCCTATCCGATGGCATATCTGACTATGTGTTGTCATGGAACAGGGACACTCAGGTGGTGCAGTTTATCAATGGCAGTGAGCTGATGTTTATGGCAGAGAGCTACGATGAGGACAAGGATCTAAACAGGTTTAAAGGGCTTGAGGTGAACGGTGCCGGATTGGATGAGGTGAATGAGCTGCAGGAGCAAACATTCTACAAGGTTCAAGAAAGGATTGGTTCCTGGAACAAGGCCGAGGGCAGGCCACCGATTGTGTGTATGGCTACCTGTAACCCTGCAAACAATTGGGTGAAGACAATAATTTACGAGCGATACAAGGAGGGCACCCTGCCATCAAAGTGGACCTTTATCCCATCCAAGATCACTGATAATCCACACATCCCTGCTGAGTATCTTGAGAGCTTGAAGGAGCTGCCACCGGTGCAGTATGCCCGATTCGTGGAGGGTGATTGGGATGTCATGGATGATGTGGCCAATCCGTTCCTGTATGAATGGGCCGATGAGAAGCACATCGATGACAGTGTGCAGCTCAACAGCAACATGCCAGTGTACGTATCTGTGGACTTCAACATTAACCCATTGTGTGCTCTGGTCATTCAGCACCTTGGAAGGGGTGCGGTGGTGGTGGATGAGATTAAGATTGAGAAGGGCAGCATTGAGGCGTTTTGTGATGCAGTACTTGCACTTGGTATTCCAATGGGGCTGATCAGGATCACAGGGGATGCAATGGGCAAAGGTGGCACAGTGCAGCAGCGTGATAACAGTAGTGCCTATACCATGATCAAGCGGAGGCTGTCATTATCGGACAGCCAATTCCTGATACCTGCCAATCCCACGCATTACAACAGCCGCATTGATTGCAATGCTGCATTAAGGAGGTTGGATATCAAGGTGAACAGCAAGCGGTGCAAGGGTTTTGTGTTCGATGCCAAGCAGGTGCAGTGTGATGCCAATGGTAGCATCATCAAGAGCAATCGTAAAAACTTGACAGAACGTGCTGACTTTTTAGATTGTTTTCGTTACTTTGTAAACGCAATACTAAAGCGATACTTATGAGCGTATGTTCAACCTGTTATGATTCCGGCATCAGCTTGGATTACTGCAATGCAGGGATATCATTCGGCTATGTGACACCAGAGACAAACTATGTGGTGGACATACAGCACAATGCCACCAAGAAGATTCAAACCTTCCCTGTTGAATCAGATGGGGATGGCGTGATCACATTGTCAGATGTCAAGGTGGACCCTTTACAGGGCTACACCATAACCTTGAGAGATTGTGCCACATTCACCATTTGTGAGCAGGAGTACACCTGCATAACATTCAGTGTGGTGAACTCGACTGCTGATCCATCAGATCATGGAGTTATTGACTTATTAGAATGTGCACCATGTTAAAGAAGATTGCATCAATTTATAAGGGATGGTGGCTGTGGGCCATGGACACCCAGAAGAGCAGAGACCTGATGGAGACCCGGATGCCATTGTGCAAGCTGTGCCCGAACAGGATCAGAGTGACAAATACCTGCAAGGAGTGCGGCTGCTTCTTACCGGCCAAAACCAGGGTGCCTGATGAGTCATGCCCGATTGATATCTGGTGATATGCTGCATGGCTTCATACTGGTGATTGCATTGAGATTCGATGATGAGATCAATGAGGCACTAAACATGAAGCCAGAGCAGATTGACTTCCTGATTAATACGGATGACATCAGCCACGCCTACCAAGCAGAGGATGAAGAGTACAGCACAATCGTGCTAATGAATAACACAGAGCTAAAAGTAAAAGACACACTTGATGAAATTATTAACAAACTTAGGAAAGCTACTGCCATCAATTGGCTGGTCAATTAAGAAGGAGCCCAAACCACTGCGGCCCATGGTGGAGCTGTTCAAGCATGAGGGCCATACTTACTACCGATTCCCGAAAGAACTCAATCTGCCACTTGAAAGGTTTAGTATGTCGATGGGCCTGATGGAACGTATTAGCTCAGGCATCAGTGGTGGCGAGATGGACAAGATATTAAACGGAATGGAGAAGGCACTCAGTGCCGGGCTGTCCAATCCAAAGAATGCAGCGGTGGTGGCAGCGTACATCCATGTGCTAAGGGAGAGGCAAAACAATGTGATCCACAGAGATATCCTGCTCAACCTTGCAGCCACATGGGTGGTGCGTGGTGATGAGGATCCTGGCTCAATTGATCCTGATATCCATAAGCAGAAGCTTGATCTATTTGAAGGGATGTGCAAGGAGGCTTCCCATGATTTTTTTACACGCTTGGATATAGATCCTCTAATGCCCTTGCTAACTATGTCTCCACAAGACTTTCAGATATTATGGGAGTACAACGTGGAGGCCCAAAGGAACCTGATGCAGGCAATCTCCCATCTGGATTCTCACCTGGACAAAGGGCAAAGAAAGCCACAGAAAGCTTAAGGACTCAAGTCATGAATCTTTGCGGCGGTAACATCATTGAGTTTAAAGAACTCATGGCCTCCGATGTCTCAACTTATTTGCTTAAATTTGAGCTGTTCATAAAACAACAGCAGAAAAATGGCAACAGCAGAAATTGAGATCATTTACAAGTCCAATGTGCAGGGGCTTGAAGCTTCTGTCAGTAAGATCACAGACAGCAATAATGCTATTGTAAAGAGTACAGAGGAGGCCACTAAAAAGGTGGCAGATGATTTCAAGAAGGTTGGCTCCGCTGCTGCTGCTGCCTTTGGTAGCACTCAAGTAAAGAATGCACTGGATCAATTAAATTCTGAGTCCAAGCAATTGACCTCAAGCCTGAGCAAGCTGCAAGAGGAGTATGTGCTGTTGATTGGATCAGGCAATAAGGCAAGCAAGGCCTTTAAAGATAATGTGGCCGCACAGGCACAATTAAAAAGCCAGATTGCTGAGGTTGCAAATCAGCAGAGGCAACTCAATGATGCATACGGTCAAAGTGATCAAAAACAAAAGAGCCTAACTGGTCAGCTCCGAGCCTTGAAGCAGGAGCTGTCATTGCTTGAGCAGGAGGGCAAAGATAACACTGAGCAGTTTGAACAATTGACCTTGCAGGCTGCAAAGCTTGAGGACCAGATCGGAGATACCAGAGAAAGGGTGAGGGTGCTTGCATCGGACACCTTTAAATTTGACGCTGCTGTTGGTGCGGTGCAGGGA